TTACGGTGGTAATAAAGCTATCTTTGGATATGGACAGGATACCAGTGGTACAAATGTATCGATAACTAACTTAGTAAGTAGTACCGGCGTTGTGGCTAGTGATACTACAGGTGTCGGTACTGCTAGATTTTATACTGCAGCCGCAGGTTACGGAACCGATAAAGCTATCTTTGGTTATGGAGCTGTCCCCGCTCCTAATTTTTACACAAATATAACCAATCTAGTAACTAATACAGGTGTTGTTGGAAATGATGTTACAGGAGTTGGTGCACTAAGAAGTGACTTAGCGGCAGCAGGCTATGGAACTGATAAAGCTATATTTGGTTATGGATGGGATGACAATGCTGATTATGTATCAATGACTAACTTAGTAAGTAATACAGGTGTTGTAGGAAATGACGTTACGGGTGTGGGTACTGGTAGACGCCGCCTAGCAGCCGTTGGCTATGGAACTGATAAAGCTATATTTGGATATGGGGATACCCCCGGTAACTACTCAAGCGTAACTAATTTAGTATCAAACACAGGAGTAGTTGCCACAGATACAACAGGTGTTGGTACTGCAAGAAATGACCTTGCGGCTGTTGGGTACGGCAGTGATAAAGCAATGTTTGCATTTGGGATTTCGTATGATATAATAGTTAATCTAGTATCAAACACCGGTGTTGTTGCCAGTGACACTAGTGGTGTTGGTACTATTAGAAGTCAATTAGCAGGTGCTGGTTATTAATCGGTGTAAAAATTTAGGATAATCTAATATGGATATTGGAGAAGGAATAACATTTCAAGCGGGCATTACAATAACACCTGATCCCACAGGGCCTAAAAAGGCAATATTTGGATATGGCTATGGCTATGGTGGACTTGGTTCTACAAATATAACTAATTTGGTAAGTGATACAGGTGTGGTTGCAGGTAACTCTGGATATGTAGGTACTCAAAGACAAAGCCTAGCAGCCGCAGGTTACGGTACTGATAAGGCACTATTTGGATATGGACTGAATAGTTCTGGCACCGCGGTGTCAATGACCAACAAAGTATCAAATACAGGAACTGTCGCTAGTGACACAACAGGAGTAGCTGTTGCTAGATGGGACCTTGCAGCCGCAACTTATGGAACTGATAAAGCAATATTTGGGTATGGACTAACTGGTTCAGGTGGTACTAATTATGTTAATGATTTTATTAATTTAGTGTCAAATACAGGAGTAGTAGCAAGTTTTACAAGCGGAGTCGGTACTCCTAGAAATGGTTTAGCAGCCGCAGGCTATGGTCGTGATAAAGCTATATTTGGATTTGGCTCTCCTGACGCCGGATACAATGTAGTCTCAACTACCAACTTAGTATCAAACACTGGTGTAGTTGCTGGTAATACATCTACTGTAGCTTCTGGAAGAATATACGTATCAGCCGCAACTTATGGTACAGATAAAGCTATATTTGGATTTGGTGCGGATCTTATTAACACAACCAACCTAGTATCAAATACCGGTGTAGTCGCTAGTGATACAGCTGGTGTTGGTACTCGTAGATATATATGTGCAGCCGCAGGATATGGTGGTGACAAAGCTATATTTGGCTATGGATATTACCCCAACATTTATGTTGACAATCCCTCATTATCAGTGACAAATTTAGTATCAAATACAGGTGTAGTAGCTACCGATACCGCAGGTGTTGGTAGTCCTAGACAAACACTTGCTGCCGCAAGTTATTCAGCTTAATCATATTGTTATCTTTTCCTGATAAATACACTATCAGGAAACATATATGACAATATCATCAACAGCAAATATCCTATCCACACCATCTGGTCTAAGACTAGATGAACTAAAACAGGCACTATTCCAAAACATTAGATATCGTCTAGGTGATGGCATCATTGACTTAGAACTAGATCCTCAACATTATGAGGCTGCTTATAACTACGCTATTAAAGTATATCGTCAAAGAGCACAAAACGCTACAGCAGAATCCTATACTCTTTTTACAATAGAAAAAAACGTAGATACTTATACGCTTCCCAGTGAATTTATCAATGTTAGATGTTTATATCGTAGAACAGTTGGTCTTGAAACAGGTCCAGGATCTAGCAGTTTTGATCCATTCAGTTCAGCTATTCTTAATACCTATTTGTTAAACTATAACTATGCAGGTGGTATGGCAACATATGATTTCTATGCAGGATATGTTGAATTAGCCGCACGTATGTTCGGTGGTTATGTTGTATATACATTTGATCCAGTGACAAAAGTATTACGTATAGTTCGTGATCCAAAAGGTAGTGGTGAACGTGTTCTTATTTGGGCAGATATACAACGCACAGAAGAAGTATTACTACAAGATCCTGGTGCAGGAGTTTGGATCGGTGACTATGTTTTAGCCAATCTTAAATTGATTATTGGTGAAGCACGTGAGAAATTTGGTAGCATTGCAGGTCCAGGTGGCGGTACAACATTAAATGGTGCAGCCATGAAAGCTGAAGGTAAGGCTGCTATGGAATTATTAATAGACGAACTCAAACGTTATGTAGATTACAGTCAACCATTGACTTGGGTACAAGGCTAACCTAATCTCTTTACTTTATATAACTCCTGTAGTACAATATGTATTACAGGAGTTACCATATGATTATTGGAATTACAGGATTAATTGGTTCGGGCAAAGATACAATTGCTGACTATCTTTGCACATTTCACGGTTTCAAACGTGTTAGTTTTGCGGCTTCATTGAAAGATGCAGTAGCTAGTGTGTTTGGTTGGAACAGAGAATACTTAGAAGGTTCAACCAAAACAAGTAGAGAATGGCGAGAACAAAAAGACCAATGGTGGAGTGACCGACTAGGTATGAATATTACCCCACGTTGGGTATTACAATATTGGGGGACAGAAGTATGTCGTAATAACTTTCATAACGACATTTGGGTAGCTAGTGTAGAGAACAAATTACGTCAAACCACAGATAATATTGTAATTACTGATTGTCGTTTTGCAAATGAAGTATCTGCAATTAAGAATGCCGGTGGAGTCACTATGCGTGTTAACCGAGGTGAACGCCCAGAATGGTATAGTGCCGCAGTTGATTATAACAATGAACCTGAAAACAGTGAACAATGGCTAACTGCTAAAGTAGCATTAGCTACACTAAGTGTCCATGCTAGTGAATATAGCAGTGTGGGATTGTTGTATGACTATTATATTGACAATAATGGCTCAATAGATGAGTTACATAAACAAGTCAACTCAGTGGTCAACTTGTAGGTCTCCTCGTTTCCAAGTAACTTCTTTCTTTTTAACTACTTCCACGCAGTTAAGACAGATACTACGTAGGTTAATCATTTCTGCGTTGTCCAGATTACCATCAATATGAAAGACAGTCATCTGACTGGTAAATAGACTTTTAAAGCCGCATAAATCACATGCGGCTTTTTTCTTATATCCCTTAGTTTGCCATTTAGGTCGTCTGGGTTTAAGTTTATTTTTCTTTCTACCACATTCATCACAACCACTGCGGTAGTGTGTAACCCCCTCACGGATATAATTCACAGCACAATGATTCTTTCCGCAAGTATTACATATGGGTCTAAGCATGACATATTTATCAGGAACCTTCGAAGGCACGGTAAGTAAGTCTTTTTTAAAGTATTTGATAAATATTAATATGCAAACAGGTAGTAAACCTTAAAATTTTACATAAAGGAAATATAAAATGGCATTAACATCTCCAGGCGTAGAAGTACAAATCATTGACCAAAGTCAATATCTTCCAGCCCCAACGAATTCAGTCCCACTTATTCTATTAGCAACAGCACAAAACAAAGCTGATGCATCTGGAACAGGTGTAGCAGCCGCAACAACAGCGGCTAACGCAAATAAACTATTCCAAGTAACAAGTCAACGAGACTTAGTAAACTTGTATGGTACACCATTCTTCTATACAACAACAAATGGCACACCAATTCAAGGTTATGAGTTAAATGAATATGGTTTATTAGCAGCCTATTCTACCTTGGGAGTAACAAATCGTTGTTATGTTCTACGTGCAGATATTGATTTAGCTAGCTTAGTGGGTCAAACAGGGCGCCCAACAGGCAATCCGGACAACGGCACATATTGGTTAGATACAACTAATAGCACATGGGGAATATATCAATTTAATCAAACTACTGGTCAATTCACATTGCAAAATCCTATTGTTATTACAAGTGACACACAGTTAACAGCAGGTATACCAAACAATAGTATAGGTAATATTGGTGATTATGCTGTAAATGCAATTCAAATTACAACTGCTCCTAATTTATATAAAACATATTTTTATAAAACTACATCAAACGTTTGGGCTAGATTAGGGTCAACAGCATGGTTACGTAATATCCCTACAATTCAAGGATCAATTTCTAACCCAACATTAGTTGCCAACAATACATTTACTATTAATTTGTCTGGTTTAACTGGTATCACTGCAACTATTACAGTACCTGTTAGCCCTAACAATAATATTGCAGGTGTTGCAGCCGCAATTAACAATTTAGGTTGGGCATACTTATCAGCGGAAGTTCGTAGTGGTAAGTTATGCATATTCTCAAATCAAGTACTATCATCTGGTACTTCTAATGCATCATTAGTGGTGGCAGAGGGTACAGGTACACCATTAGCAGGAATGGGTATAGATGCAGGCACATATAATCAACCAATCAGTGTTTATGGAACTAGTGCCCAGATGCCTTTATGGACAAATAATCAGGCAAAACCTCGTCCAACAGGATCTGTATGGATTAAAGTAGGTTCTGCTGGTAATGGGTTAAATCCATCACTTTCAGTATTCAACGGTGCGACTCAAACATGGAATACAAAAAATGTTTCGTTAGCTAATAGTGACTGGGCAGCTTCTGCATCAATTGATGCAACCGGTGGACAAGCAATACCAGCCGGTACTATATATTCACAATATGATTTTAATGGAACAGGTGCAAACGCACCTGTATATATGTGGGAAAGAATTGCAACAGGTCCTACTGTTATAACTGGTACAAATTTAGCGCCTAATTTTTCTTCTGGACCATATTACATGAATGTATACGTAAGTGTTCCCGGAAGTGATGCATTAAGCTCTGCTTATAATTTCACATTAGCAGACAATACGGATGCTACAGATTTTGTAACAGCTTGGGCAGCAGTCGGTATACCCTACACGTCTGCATCAGTTGCAACAGACGGTTCTATTCAATTAACTCATACAGAAGGAGGTGAAATTGTATTAGATGACACTGTAAATTCTTCATATGTATCAGATGCTGTTTCTAATGGCTTAATTGAAGAAGCTGGATTTATAATAGGATCAACCGGCGTGAAAAATGGTCCATATGTAGTAAGTGTGTTTACTGGATTAACACAAGATAGCGGACCTGGTACAGGTGCTACTTTTAATATTATAGTATCGTCTGGTGCTTATATATTAAACGGTGACGGAGTAGGTACTGCAGGAAGTGGTTATACAGTAGGTGATCAAATTACAATTAATGGTAGTCAATTTGGTGGCATAACTGGAGCTAACGATTTGGTTCTTGAAATAACATCTGTGACTACTGGAGGGGCAACTTCAGTCACTCAGGTATCAGGAGCACCAATTGTTGATTATAGAACACAATTAAGTAATTGGGTTGAGTTTACTTATGTTTCTAATGAAGGTGAGCCTGTATCTGCTCCGGC